GGGGTAACATCGTTGGTCAGGGTATCCCTGACGGCACGACTGTCGTGTACGTCGATCCGACCAACGACGGCGCGGGTGGTGGTAAGTATGCGCTGGTTCTCTCCAACCCCACGACGCTCACCGATACTGAACTGTCCATTACGTATATCCACAGCCGCGCTCCGATTAACTCGGCGTTCTCTGGCGATACAACTAACGACCGTCAAACGTACACCACCGCTATCGGTGAGTCGCTGACCGGTAACTTCGCTGGCGGTATGGGCGATTACGGCTTCAAGAACATGGGCTTCTCGATCGAGAAATCCACCGTGACGGCTAATACCCGCGCGCTGAAAGCTGACTACACGATGGAATTGGCGCAGGACCTCAAGGCTGTTCATGGTTTGGATGCTGAGTCCGAACTGGCGAACATCCTCTCTTCCGAGATCCTGTTCGAAATCAACCGTGAAGTCATCGAGACCATCAACCGCAACGCTTTTGCTGGCGCTAACTATACGACCGTCCCCGGTACGTATGACGTGGCCGCTGACGCGGATGGCCGTTGGGCTGTGGAACGTTACAAAGCGATGCTGGTGCAGGTCGAACTCGAAGCGAACCAGATCGCTAAGGATACACGCCGTGGCAAGGGTAACTTCATCATCTGCTCGAGCAACGTGGCTTCCACGCTCGCTTCGACCGGCGTGTTGAACTACGCTCCCGCGCTGAGCACGAACCTCGAAGTGGACGACACGGGCAACACCTTTGCTGGTGTGCTCAACGGCCGCATCAAGGTGTACGTTGATCCGTATTCCACAAGCGACTACGTCACGGTCGGTTACCGTGGTACTAACCCGTACGATGCGGGTCTGTTCTACGCTCCCTACGTGCCCCTCACAATGGTGCGCGCCGTGGATCCCGCGACGTTCCAGCCGAAGATCGCCTTCAAGACCCGTTATGGTCTGGTTGCGAACCCCTTCGTGCAGCAGACGTTGCCCGCGAATGCGATCAACCAAGCCGGTATCGCTCGTGGTAACTTCTACTACCGCAACTTCGCTGTGACCAACCTGAGCCTCAAAGGCACCCAGTTGTTCACTAATGCCTAATCGGTAAAACCATTGGGGGATGCCCTTAACGGGGCATCCCCTTAGTAAACAAACAACAACAACTAAGATAATACTATTATGGCCCAGACATTGCCTCCGAAAAAACGCGATCAGAAGCCCAAGACCCCGGCCCCGGCCCCGGCTCCTGCGCCCGCCCCGGCTCCTGCTAACTAAGTAATTAGGTTCGTCTCACAAGGGAGTCTCCGAAAGGGGACTCCCTTTTTTTGGATAAATATATTCAACATGAGTACGCTTACTGCAAATCGTAACTTTCTGGCACCGACCAGTTGGATGCTGACCATCGACAATCAGCTGTATGCCAACATCGCGTATTTTGCCACGTCGGTTTCGCTGCCTACAGTTTCGATCGGTGAAGTCACGACCAACTATCGTAATCAGCAGGGCTTTACTCCCGGCGACCACGTGACGTATGAGCCGCTCTCGCTCCGCTTCATGGTCGATCAGGACATGACCAACTATCAAGAAGTTTTGAAGTGGATCACGGCAAACTCTAATACGGCTGGAATGCCTACGCGCCACGATCTGATCCTTTCCGTGATGACCTCCAAGAACAATCTGAATAAGCGCATTCGATTTGCCGATGCGTTTCCTACGTCTCTTTCTGGATTTGAGTTTGTTACACAGGCCACGGACGTCGAGTATATCTCCTGTGAGGTTTCTTTTAGGTACAATCACTTCGACTTTATTACCTGATAAATAATTTTATATTATGCTACCCGTTAATTATAAATAAACGTATATGAGCAAAAATCTAATCGGCGAAAGCAAATCTATCCTCTTGGAATTCAACACTGATTGGGTGTTGAGCGACTATAAGACTAATCCGTTGCATGATAAAGTCGTTCCGTTTTTCGATGCCGGCAATCCCCTTAAGCAACCCTACATCATCCTCGCCAGTGCTTCTGAAGACGGAGCGGCAATCCCGTTGCTATTTGCGGCCAAGGGAGACGCTGAAGCCTATAGAGATCAAAAGCATAAAGAAGGTGTTACGTTCAAAGGCCCTTTTAAGCTTACAATGGCTTAATACGGCATCATCTTATAGAAAAGCTCCGCTCGAAAGGGTGGAGCTTTTTTAGTATAAATAATTTTATATTATGCTACCAATTGATGAAATTCTAAAGATGTGGGAAACTGACTGTGAGATCGATCAGGTTCAACTAGATGAAAGTTCTCGTAAGTTTGCCAAGATTCATTCCAAATACCTGGGACTTCTAACGGAGTCTCGCCTTTCCACCAAGCGCGCAGAGCTTCAGCTTACAGATCTACGACGCGACAAATTCCTGTACTACAACGGGAAAATGACCAAGGAGCAGATGGACGAGAAGGGATGGGCATACGATCCGTTTAACGGCATGACCAAGCCTTTACGTTCAGACATGGATATGTTCTACGACTCCGATCCGGACATTCAGAAACTTACCGCCAAGATTGAATATCAAAAGACAATCAATCAAGCTCTGGAAGAGATCATGGATACACTTCGCTGGAGACATTCGGTCGTGAAGAACATGATCGATTGGAAAAAGTTTACTTCTGGAGCATAATGCCTACAATCGTCACGGCTCGTCGAAAAGATGAGACAGAGGTCTTTGTTGAATGCACCGATACTGGTGTGCTCATGGAAGTCTCTGAGTTCTTTACATTCTTTGCAAACGGGTATAAGTTTATGCCCGCCTATAAGAATAGACTCTGGGACGGTCGCGTACGCTTATTCAATTCTCGTAACAACACGCTGCCCTACGGTCTGCTGTTTCACCTCTCGGAATTCTGCAAGACACGTGAATATGAATTTCAGACGGATCTGGTAGTTCCTCCGGTCGAACCGATCGAGGTCCAGAAGTTCGTGGATTCTATTCCTCTCCATTACAACGGAAAACAGATTCAGTCACGTGACTATCAGGTCTCTGCATTTCAGCACGGTGTATCCAATCGTCGCGCGGTCCTTGTGTCTCCTACCGGATCCGGTAAGTCATTGATCATTTACTTGCTGATCCGTTGGTTCCTACAGAAAGATACGGAAAAGAAGGTAATCATCATCGTGCCTACGACTTCTCTGGTCGAGCAGATGTACAAGGACTTTGAGGAATATTCTTCAGGCGACGACTCGTTTGCTGCATCTACGGACGTACATCGAATCTACTCGGGTAAAGAAAAGCAGAACTTTGAGGCACGTGTCGTGGTTACCACTTGGCAATCAGCCATCACGTTGAATAGAAATTGGTTCCTGCAGTTTGGATGTGTGATCGGCGATGAGGCGCATCAGTTTAAGGCCGCGTCTCTGACCAAGATCATGGGTTGCCTGCAGAATACGTGGATGCGAGTCGGTACCACAGGAACACTCGACGGCACACAAATAAATAAATTAGTGCTCGAGGGCTGCTTCGGCCCCGTGTATCAGGTTACGACGACGCAGAGCCTGATCGCATCGGAGACTCAGGCACAGTTAAAGATACACGTGCTCGTTCTAAAATATCCGGATCTGATCAAGAAGGGTCTAGGCAAGATGGATTATGCAGCCGAGATCGACTTCATTGTCGGATACGGCGCACGCAATAATTTGATTGCCAATCTGGCCATCGATCAGAAAGGCAATACGCTGGTGCTCTTTAACTACGTAGAGAAGCACGGCAAACCGCTATACGATCTGATTCAGAAGAAGTTAGCTGGATCCGGCAGAAAATTGTTTTATGTCTCTGGATCCGTGGATACGGATGAACGCGAAAGGATTCGCGAGATCACGGAGAAAGAAAAAGACGCGATCATCGTGGCCTCAATGGGCACGTTCTCCGTGGGTGTCAATATCCGTAACCTGCACAACTTGATCATGGCGTCGCCGACCAAGAGCCAGATTCGTTTGTTACAGTCAATCGGTCGAGGGCTACGTAAATCTGATGATGGACGTCCAACTACGGTTTATGATCTGGCCGACGATCTTTGCTGGAAGA